TGTGGTTTAATTGGACTTGGTATATCGACAAGATATGCCTCAGATGCATCGTGAAGTAACGCACTTAATTTATTTTCTTTTGTAACAAATTTAGCACAATTAATTGAATGTTCTGCAACAGAATAAAATTTATTAATATGGCCTGAAAATCTACATTGATGTGATAATGCATGTGCAATATCATCAATGTTAATCATGTCAATAGTTGGGCTAATTATATTAAAATATATCCCACTTCTGGTTCTAATTGCTGAGTCAGCATATAAATTTTCAACTTGCATATTAATATTTTTCAAAATGAAGACAAATCATGTTTCCATATTGGTCAGAATATATTTCAAAATCTTTTAAAATAAAACCACTAATATTTTTATCTGTTGTGGTTTTTTTCATAAATAAACCAATTTCATTTAAATCTTTTGATCTATAACAATCAGAAAAGACTGAAACAGGTTTAGCAGGTTTGAACAATGTTACATTATTTGTTGTATAAGATACTAATAGTATTGATAACAATCCTAAAACAAAATATTTAATTTTTTCCATATGAAAATTTTATTGTTTCTTTATCTAGTTTATTATCTTTTATATATTGTTTTAGAACATCCATAGTATCAAAATACATATATTCATTTGATGATCTAAATACAAACTCAATATGTGGTTTTACTACTATCATTTTTTTATTATCAACATCAATAATCAAATATTTATGACCATATTCTTTTTTAAATTCATCTATTGTAAGATGTTGTGTTGGAAATGTTGTGTAAATAATATTTTTAAATTTTTTTAATTTTGTTAATGAGAAATGTGTTTTACAATAATATAAACCGTAGGCAGGATTTTTATCATATATATTTATTTTCTCAAGATTTCTCTTTACTATTAATGTTTTCTTTAGCATATTAAATTATTTTTCTCTATTTTTTTTGAAATCCAATGACCGTGTGAATCATTTACTGTTTGTCTAAAACTTAGCTGAACATATTTTGCAATTGATTTTTTAAAATCAGCGTAATTAAATTCATCTGCGATTCTAATAACATAACCTTCATGTTCAGATTTATATGATTCAAAACATTGTTCAATTTTTTTCTTATCATATATTCCATCATATATAACTGGCACAGTTTCAATACCTAAGATTTTACAATATTCTGAAGTTTCGTCCCAAGATAGACATTTATTTTCAATCCAAATAGAAAATACCATAAAATATGTTGGAAGATCATTATATTTTATTGAATGTTTTGCATACAGATTTTCACCGCATATTCTCATATTTTCATCTATAAGATATGAAATTTTACCCCATAATCCTTTTACCCAATCACGTGTTGGATGTGAACCAGAATTAATTGATCTTGCATGAATAAAATCATTATACATATTACAATTTTCCCCATCCATTTTCAAGGAGCATATTACTCTTTTATCAATAAAATTAGAATCATCCTCTAGTTTTCTATCGTCTTTCTGTAATGTACTATGTGGTAGGTGATATGTTCTTGGGTATTTAACATATTTAACAAATAGATGTAAAACATCACCATCTTTTAATATCTTTTGAACAGATTCATCGTAAAAAAGTTCACCTTTTAATCTATTTCCGTTTGGTAATATAATATTACCCCATTTATCATAAATAAAATCATCATAAAAATGATCAGGTAAAACAGGTTTTTTAATTCCAATTATATCTCTTATTTCTTCACATGATATTAACGTTTTTTCTGCCTCTATATGATGTTTTTCACATAATGACGCACCATTATTTAAAAAATACCCGCCTTTCTCATATGGTTCTATAAACAGTCTTCTTTCGATAATATGATGTGCATCTTTTGCGGGTTCACCACAAATTACACATTTATAATTATCTCTTTTAAAAACTGATTCCCTAAATTTATCTCTAGTAAGTAGCATAAATTATTATACGTTATTTTTTGAAAAACGTTCTAAATTCAAATATATAAAAATTTACACAACTTGCATAACTAAATGTTGGGTTGCTGCTGTTGGTGATGGATATATTTTTTTTGTTGTATCTATTGGATAGTTTGCATTTAATAATAATGCCATTCCAAAGTTACCAGTACCAGAACTGCCAATAATAGATAAATTATATCTACCTGCCGTTAATGTTATTGATGTATTATTTGGCCTTAACTTATAAATATCATAATGTGTTAAATCTGGTGTTAATCTTTGATCAACGGTATCTGGATTTAATATTATCTCATTTGTTAATAATTGTAATGAATTTGTTGAACCATTTATTGTTGCTCCGTCACCAATAACTGATAGTGTTCCAATTATATTATAGTTTTGAATTGATGACCAATTACTAGGCGGTACTCTCATTATATTAAAACCATTAATAATAATTGTTTCAGTTACGATAAGTTCTCTAATAATTGATACGTTTACTCTAATTGTTCCAGCAATCACACCTGTTGTTGCTCTGGTACCGTTAACAATATACTGTTCAAAATTAGAATAAAAAAATGGTGGTGCAGGTGGGTTAATATTACCTATAATATAATATAATCGATTTTTTTTATCTGTTATTTTTTTCCCGTTTGGTGTATTAAATGGGATTCCATTTAAATCTGTTATTTTATCACCGTTTTGAATTAAAAATGATATTTTATCGGAAACTAAATCAATAACTTTTAAAATCATAAATATGTATATGATGTTCTGTTATCCCAAATGAAATTATATGCTAATGATCCATTAACATATCCTATTGTTGTAATACCAGAAATTGTTTCTAATTTTTTTATTCTCCAAACAGGATTTGATGTTGAACTACCTCTCTTTGCAAATCCAATATATATAACGTTTTCAGTTGATTCATCTATAATATTTGGTGTTTCATCTGTAACAGGCATTATCATTCTACCAAAAGTATCTTTATTTGATTCCATATATTTTATTTAAATATAAATACAAAAAAAAGATTTTTATACATTATAAAAACCTTCTTTTATTAATTCATATTGTTTATTTTTTAAATATTCTTCATTAATACTATCAATTTTTTTCTTTTCATGATAGTATCTAAAAATTATAAATAATATTATAATTATTACAAAAATTAATAATCTTATATTATATTTCATATAATTTCAACCAAAATCTCTTTTCAAAATTAGAAATATATTCTTTTTTATAATTAAATATTGCTAATAAAAATAATTTTGAATTTTATTTTAGGTAGTTTTTTATATCTCTGAACATTGGGCTAAAATTATCAATATATAATTGTTTATCAAAGAAATATTGTTCTTGTTTATATTTATTAAACATTGTGCTTTTAGTTGAATAAGAGAATTTAATGTTTGCAAATCTATCACATAATTTTGTAAAAATTGCAATATAATTTGCTTTGATACCGCTATAGTACATATTATTTGCTCTTTCTTTTCTTGTTTTTCCCTTTTCGTTTGTAAGGCAATAAACAACCTCAGCAACCTCAATTCCAAATATTTTAACGATATCATTATATGTTAATCTAGCGTCTTCAATAAGATCGTGTGCAAAACATGCTAATATCGCATATGACCTGTATTTTGGTTTTAATAGATAAATATAATCTCTTGCTACAAAATATACCATAAGAAGATGTGCATAATATGGTAAATTATTACCATATTTTTGATTTACCTTTTTATGTAATCTACCTGCTGTTACAAGACCAAATATCATTGGTTCATGTATTCTCAAATATCTTTTCCCTATATCAATTGTATTATTAAAACTTAGTTTATAATTAGTGTGATTTAAATAAATAAAGTATAGTAAATATAAATAATATTTTAATAATGTTTTGTAGTATATTATATAATATTTCATTTCTTTAGTGTTTCTGAAAGTTCCTGTAAGAAATTTGTTTCACGTTCTAGAATAGTTCTTTCAATATTATCTGAAACCGTTTGAATTTTATTTTCAATAAGAATTTTAATGATATCAGAAAAATTATTTGTTAAATATGTCGTATATATTTTATTTGTATTAGTCAATTTAAATTCAATACCGTTTTTTATAATATTAATTTTTTTATCTTCATTTTCAATAAAAAACCTTGATGTAACAGAACAATGATAAATTTTTGTTGTTTTATCTTCAAGAAGATTATTAATAATATTTTTTATATGTGTTTCATTAATATCAGTTTGATATGCAAATTTTTCTTTAATTTTTAATTTTAAATCTTTAAATGTGTTGAAAATCTGATTCATTTTTTTGATAGTTTGTCGTAAATATTATTAATTTGATTGTTTAAGTTTTTATTATCATTTGATACTATTGTATAGTAGTAAGCATCGTGATAATACGAATCATTATCAATATCTTGCTTTGTCTTATGTATATAAAAATCATATTCATCAAACATAACCCAAAATAATGTATGAAATTTGGTAACAACATTCATTTCTATATTTATATCACTTTCAATATAATATAAAAGATCAATTAGATTATAAAGTTTATATGTGTTCATTTCATAATATTATACGCTATAGATAAAAAAAGGTTTAAAAAAAGGGGCTTTTGGCCCCATTTTTTTACATAAGAAGTGCTTTAAGGTCTTCAATGCTCTTACTTTTGAGATCAGTTTCCTGTTTTTCTGCAATAAGAGCAAGTATTTTTTCGTTATGTGCTTTTTTATCAGCTTTAGATTTCAATTCATCCTTTTCTTTTTTAACTGTCACATAAATATCCTTAAGAATTTCAAATTTTAATTCATTCTCGGGATCAGAAACACTTTTCTCATTCAAAAATGACAACAATTCGTTTTCTTCTGTTTGTTGTTTTTGATTTTTCATAAGAACACTTCCAACCGATCTAAGAGTGTTTTCAATATCTCTCAATGATAGTGTCCATAATTGTTGAACCTGTAGCGAACCCTTTGGGGTGTCAAATCTAAGGTCTAATCTTGTTGCTTTTTTGTAATCTGCCATATTTATTAAAATTTAAGTTTAATTGTTCTTTTAAATGTTCCACCTAATTTAACTATTAGTTCGTTCTTAACTGTTGCGTTGAAACCTAAACCTGATAGTGTGTTTTTTTCTGATGTTGCTCTACTAACTTGACTTAATACTTCAAGTACCTTTCTATGCTCTGCTAATTCTGGAATTAGATTTTCTGCATGGAATGTTGCAATATCTGTATCTGGTGTACATTTATCCAACATAAAGAAGTAAAATTTGTTTCCAACTTTATTATCATCCCAATGATTAGGACTCAAACATACCAAATTAACTTTATGGAAATTATTTGTATCTAGACCATATATTTTTTTAGACATTGTTGTTTCAGGTAAATGATGTTCTATAGTTATATCACCATTTTTACCTACTATAATAGTTGCGACATCTATAATTTCTTTATAACCAACAGGTTTGTTATAATTATATTGGTATACATCACCTTCTATTTCAATCTCAGCTTTAAAACCTTGACTGTTAGATGGATTAAAACCATTAACGTAATATCTATATTTTCCTGCTTGCAATTTACTTTTTGTATGATGTGCAATATTTTCAACGGCAAGTTTACCGCTAGGATTAATAATATCAACATCAAGATTACCACTTGAAGATGTTAACATATTACCCCTATCTTTTCTATATGGTGTATCATAGCCAATTTTAATATTATTTGGTTCAACACACCAAGCATCAAGATCACTATTATCTTTGCCAGTTTCATTCCACATAATTGAGAATCTTAGAACACCGTCAACTTTTCCACCTTTTTCTTTAACGTTTTCTTTAATTTCACTATGTCCCGCAATATTTCCATTAAATGTCCAACTATAATTATTAGACCATTTGAAAATTGGTTTAGAATCTTTAACCTTTGATGTTGTTAATGATACTAAATTCTTTTCAAGGTTTGATGTTAAATATGCTTCAACAGAAGTACAGTTAGGTAAGATATCTTTCATGAATTTATCAATACTAACTTCTTCAATATTATTGAATTCAGATTTTTTATGTCTGGTAGATACAGTTTTTACTTGATCAAATATTGTTACATTAGTATTAACATTTGTATCAACATTTATATGAAGAATTTCACTTGCTTTAATATCACTAAGTTTTGCAAGTCTTCTATCAAATGATTCAACATAACCATTTTCAACCACAAACTTTTCTGCATCCTTTTTTTGCTTTTCAGTAATAGGTGATTTGGCTTTCATATAGTTAACAGGGTCAACTCTAAAATTCCAATCTCTACAAGCTTTATTCAATTCAACACCTTCCGACAAATCAGTACATAGTTGACCAATTAGTTCATTTTTAAAACCAGCATATTTAAATTTATATGACTTAACCCAACACCAATTATCTTTTTCAGTTGAAGCTAATTTATCATAAACCTTTTTTAATGGAATCATTGCTTCAATTTTTTCAAGATGTGTTCTACCATCAAGTAAACTACCTTGTAAAATTAAATCTTTAACCAATAAAAACGTGTCTAATGAAATTTCATCTAATGCACGTTTAAATACGTTTTTAGCATCTCTATAACCAGACATGATCTTAGCGATAGAATCACCAGTCATATCAACGTACTGCTTTGGTAAATCCAAAAACAAGTGGTTAAATGTGTAAACTCTACCTACCTCAACAGTATTAGGGTATATTTTAGCCTCAGTTTCCGTATAAATTTTTCTATTAACCTCAAGACCTAATTTAAACGTTTTATTAGTTTTTTTGCATGATTCATATGGTAATGAATTTAATTCATCAAATGTTTCAAAAAAGATATTAACAATATTGCTTTTTTTCAACTCAGATGAAATATGTTTCACAACATCAGAATATTCATCACATTCAATATCAAACATTGTCTCAATTCGATTATTTTCATTAATTGAAACTATATTACCATATCTTCTTAGAAAATTATTACAGTGATTACAATTATGGGTTGATGATGAACTATCTCTAAAAATTGTATCTCTTTCTTTTATTTTAGAAATATACATATCCCATATTTTATCACCAGTAATTGATGATCTAAATAAAACACCTCTTGAGGCCATTTTATTAAATTGCTCTTGCAACTTAATTTGTAGATTTTGTATCATTTTATTATTAATTTAATTATTCAACTCCAAAACCATATCTATCAATATATTCATCAGTAGTTGGTTTTCTTTTACGTTAAAATGTTCATTTTCATAGGGTTAATCATCCCAATCAATTATATTACAACTTTTATCTGACGACTCTCTAAAGAAATAGTTAAATTTTTAATTATCATCTTCATCAAGATACATATATTTGAATATTTGGATGTAAATATAAATCTATTTTTGATAATCTTTTATAAAATCATAAAAATTCTCCAAATTTAATTTAAATTCTTGACCTTCAACAAATGCCGATAAGCCATTTTCACCCAAATAATTATCATATACGAACCAATCGACCCATTCAACACCATATTCATTAAAATGTGATTTTATAATAATATCAAACATTTTATCAAAATTATCTTCTAGTGTATATTTACCATTACAAAAATCAAAACCTATATTATATAGTTCTGTGAACATATCAATAGATTTTTTTCTATGTGTTAGTAATTCATTGAAATCTTCTTTATTTATCATTATAATAATAATTTAAAAATCTTATATTGCTTCAACAACAGCCGTTTTATTATCACACTTTACTAATATATGTAATGAATTTTTAAATATTTTATTCATTGTTTCTGTTCGTTATACCAGTTGAGGAATTATTTATACTTGAAAATGAATCCATTAGCTTGCTTCAATCTATTTTTTAAAACACCAATGATGTTTGATTTAGCAACACCTATTGATTCTGAACAAACATTTATACCTTCCCACTCTTTAATAAATTGTCCATTTAAGTCATATTGAACGATTGGTTTAGACAATCTATTTTTTGCACCTTTGTTTCCAAGATTAGGACTCCAATTCTTTCTCATTTTTCTAATGTTTTCTAAATGTTTATCAGAAAGAGGTTTTCCTTTCTTTGCTAGAGACATTTTTAACTTAGATTCTTCTGACATTTTGTGTCCCAGTGTGGTACTTGCAGTAGGTGAAATATTATATCCGTTTGAATCTAGATAAGGCTTCAATAAATCTAAGTAGTACTGTTCTTTTAAAATTATACCATCTTCATTGCCTAGTTTTTCAACTATTGAAAATTGGAATACTTCTTCTCCATGTTTATTCCATGAATTCTGAAGTTTAATAGAGTGGTGTCTATTATTTCTCAAAAGATAAATATGACACCACATTCTATTCCAATAATTTTCTGCACTTCCAATGTAAATTTTTCCAGTTTTAGTGTTTAAAATTTGATAAATCACTCTGTATTTTATCTTTTTCTTATTCATACTATAAAAGTATGAATATTATACCAATTAAAAAATAAATTACTTACTTTCTAAATTGGTATAATAAAACTGAAGAAATTGCCAAATTGCTAGTATCACTGCTTCTTTTGTATTATTAACATCATTTTCATGTTTATAATATTTACCATTATCCGTATGACCAATAGATATGCTTCCATAATAGTCTCCGTTTTCATAACCAATAATAACAGAACAATTTGTTATTTCAAATTTTGTAACCATTGTAGTTCCGATACCTGAACCTTTAGTTTCTTTTAATGTTTTTATCTTCTCAACCACTTCCATTATCCAATTCCTATCTTCATGAAAATGCATTTCATCTAAGTACCAGTTACTAACTCCATCAGGTGATTCTTTCCAATACCTGATACCAAAATCATCATCAGACATTTCCCACTCAAGAAACTTAGCACATAGCTTATTGTATTCTTGTTCATTGTAAGGTTTCAAGTCCATACCAATTCTTTTATAATCCCCTGTTGTTTTTTTTCTGAGTTGGTGAAAAGTTTAAAGCCTGAAATTTTACTTGATCCTGATTCATCAAAATATGGAACTTCAACTTCTTCACTCTCCATCACCACCCACTTAGGGTATTTTTGGAGGGATTGGATAAACTTATCTATTTCTTTATCTGGAATAGGTTCAAATGATTCAACATCACATAAATCTTGACCAAATTGAATAGCTTTCCTCAAATCTTCGTCAGTGTGTTTTGCTTGGTTGGATTTGTACCCATCTATAAATGAAGGAGGATAAGCAATTTTACCTTGTTTTTCCATTTTATCAAACCATAGATTGGCTTTTTGAAATATTACAATTTCCCTCCATTCAAATACAGGAACACCTTCAAGATTGAGTTCTTTTTCTGCGAATAGTATCTTAGGAGCATCTGCAAATACCCAGCTTGTATGTGACCAATAGCGACTTAATTCACCATTTTCCAAGAACCAATCACTTTTTGATTTTCCAGTCTCATCAATAAGTACTCCAAACCCATTGACTAATTCAAATTTTAATTTCATAATATTCTCAAGATTTTGATTTTACTATCTACAAACTTTGGTGTGATGTTTCCAGTTCCAGCAGCATAACCTAATTTAACTTCCATTTCTACTTCTACTTCCCATGTGGTTTTTACTAAAGATTGAGCAAATTGATTAAAAGTTAGATCAGTTTCTTTTTTGTATTTTGGGTGCTCTTTATCAAATCCATTATTATAACACCAATCTTTTGCCCATTTTTGTATCTGTCCATATTCAAAGGCTTTTTCCATATTCTCTAAAGTAAAACTTCTATCTGATAGAAGTTTTTGTGCAACGGAAAATCCTATTTCAAAACCTACTTTTTCACCTAAAGTTCTTTCTTTACTTTGTTCTAATTTAGGAAATAATTCTTTATACAGTTTTTCAAGATCAAAATATTTAATTTTTTTCTGTTCTTCTTCTGATAAATCAGAAAAATCTATTTGGTCTTGTTGAGCTATTACTTTTCTTTCAATTTCATAAATAGGATTAGTAGTGGGTATATGAATATACACACCAGTCATTTCATGATAACCTTTTGAATATCTATCTTCACCTTCTTTTTTTAAATCTACTTTGGTATATTCCTTAGCAATATTAGGATTATAAACTTTATCTCCTTTTATTAAAGGTTTTTCATCAGAAGTAACAATAAATCCTTCTGGTATTTTATGTAGTGTGTATATTGGTTTAATTTTCATCTTCTAATTGTTTTAGTTGTTCTTCCAGTTCTTGAATTCGATACATTATACCACTACCATTATCATTTGCAAGTAATAAACCGTCTATTTTAGCATTAATTATTTGAGCTTGCACCCACTTGCTATTTGCTCCTTCAATAAACCCATCTGTATAAGCATCTAAAATATCTTGACGAGAAACTTGATTCAAATCAAATCTCCCATTATCCATATTTGTACAGAATGTATTCCACCAAAATTTTAATTCTCTTTTAGCTTCTTGTTCAATCGTTTTCATCCTCTAATTGTCTAAGTTGTTGTTCAAGTTGAACTAATTTATCTTTCCAAATAGAACTTGCCATTGAAAATTGAAAAGTATCTCTAAAGTATAATAATAATTCAATCTGAGATTTAATCTTCTCAGATTCCATATTTTTTGCGGAGATAGTAATATATTTTACCATTTGATGATAACGATCTATATTTGGTGCATTGATATCTTCAGATTGTTGATATCCATAATGAAATACTGATTGTAGAAATAAATCTAAAGCTGTATAATCTCTTTCTTTAAAGTATTCAATCCACTCACCACTAAATCTTTCTTTAATATTTGGAAATGTTGCTAGAACACTAGAAGTTTCAATATCCAATCCTTTCCAATCAATTGATTTTAATTTTGTGGATTTCATCTTTTTATACAATTCTTCACTAAATAACATTTTCATCAATTGATGAGAGTTTTTTAGGTATTCACTATAACTATTTTTCATCTTCTAATTGTTTTAGTTGTTTTTCAAGTTGTTTAAATTTATTCTTTAAGAACCAATCTAAAGTTTCTTTTTCTGATGAATCTATTTTTTGTAAAAGAAACATCTGGGCCTTAATCTTCTCAGCTTGTACATATTTACTATTTGCTCCAAATTTGACAGCGTTAACTAAATAAGATTTGTAAGTATTATTCTTAGTTAGTGTGTTAGCATACTCCCTAGCTTCTTGTTCTAATAAATTCATATTAATTTGATTTATATAATGTTAAAAATATTGTAATAATTAAACTTACAACAAAAATTTTAAGAATAATATCTAATAAGGCTTCACTTATTTTTCTATCTTCGGTATTACTTTCAACAATTCCCATTCCTGCAACAAACATTCCAAAAATATTACATAAAATTGCAATGCTCAAAGAAATGAAATAAATTATATTTAATATGTTCATATTTTAAAGTTAAATGCTTCATTATTTAATTCATTTACAGTAAAATTTACTTTTAAACAAACAACATCTTTTATGTATAATCTTGTCCAAGAAGTTTTTACTAATAATATAGTATCACCAAATATCATATCAGGTAAATATATTTGACCATCTTCAGATAATATTTTTCCATTTTCCATAATATACGATACCTTCTAAAATTTGTTTTACCACATTGATATTTTTGTGAATAGTACCACCTTTTTTTGATCCTTTAGGAAAGTATTGATAACCGTCTTTAACTTTTTTAATTGTACCAATAATTTTATTTTGTAATTTAACGGTAACATTTGTTTTTTCGATATATTGTATCATATTATTTTTCTTCAAGATAACGGTATAATGTTCTTTTTGATACTTTTAGTAGGTTTGCTGCTTGTTTAATACTGTCAGTCATTGCAATTGCAAGATCAAAACGATATTCTTTACTTGTCAGCAATTTCATTGGATCGCAATCAGATAATAAATCTGATTTTAATCTTCTTTTTTCTTCAATTAGTTCTTTAATTTTAGCTTCATGATCTCTAATTTCGTTGTCAATTTTTGTAATATCTTCTAACATTTTTTTATTTCTTTCTTTGTTTTCTAATTTTTTTTACAAGTTCTTTTGCTTTAAATTCATCTGATAATATTTCTTTTACTCTATCAGATACAATACCCCTATCAGTATCCCAAAATGTTATTTTACGTTTTGTTTTATCTTTCATATTGATATATGTGTTGATGCTTCCATAGCCTCTTCTTCAACATTTTTCATAATGTTTAAAAAATTCTTGAATTGATAAAATATTATCTAAATCTTCTTGGGTATAACTATTCATTTTCTTTTGGGTATTTTAAATCTGTTGCAATAAAACAACAATTTGTTTTTATAATATGAAGTTTTTTCATATTATATAATTAAAGTACTTCAATTTTTGTTTTAAAATTTCGTAATAACCCATCTTTTTTATCTTTTTAAAATTTGATTTTCAGTTAGTTACAAACTATTACATTTATATGATAGTTATATGCTATGCCTGACGAAGCTCTTTCATAATATCCGCAGCAAGACAAGCAACGCTGTTTAGACTTGGTTTTGGTTCAATATCTTGGCTCAACTTACTACCTAAGTAGTCTAAAACAGCTTTACACAATTCCATTGTACGTTCAGGTGGCACAGCATATAACAAGCGGTTAGCGTCATTGCCGTTTTCGTTGTTTGTTGAAGTTTTGTTTTCCATATAAAATTTAGTTTTAAGTGAAAGTTTTGTGTTACAAAGTCGGCAACGAGAATATAGCCGTAACCCGTTAGTGGTAATACCCCAAAAACCAATTCCAATGCTGTGGTTTCCACAATCGACAATCCCCTTTGTCTTCGTTTAGTGATGGAGGAAATTTTGACACACCATTAACCAAACTGTTTACATGATTTCTGTGGTTATCATACCATTTTAACGCCTTATCTATTTGTTCGGGTGTCAAAATTTCCTCTGGATGAGGGGTACTACCACTAACAGCAGGTATAACCAATAAAGGTTTCCTACTAAATATTGACTTAATCTTTTCTATTAACTTTTTCATGTGTTTGAAATTTATCTTTATTAATCCTTTACTGGTCATACCTGCAAAACGTTATATTCAATATTTTAAAATTCAACACCCAATCCTAATAAATACATAAATTCATCAGGATAAAACATATCAAAAGAAACTGAAAAACGATAGTCTGACCATTTATCAGATTTTACGATAAAAGAAACTCCATTGAAATATCTAAATGTATCATCCTCAATAGTTATTTCAGTGAAATCTTTGTTTTCGTGTTTCAATCTTAATTTACACAATTCTATAAAGTTTTCTTGTTTTAAGTTTTTCAGTTTCATATCTTTTCGATTAATTTTAAAATACTAAATATAACAACAAATATAAGAAATAAATTTTGAAATTAAAAATTTTTCAAAGGTAAAATTTACTTCTCATATTTGCAACCGCTACCTTTCGTGTGGATAAGGAACATATCTAAAATCTCTAATTGACGAATGATAAAGATTTTGAACTTCACCTTTTAATGGATGATAAAACTTACCCGATTCATTTGCGGTATAACAAAATGTGCTATCTAATATATTGCCACCATCTCTATTACAAGCACCTCCACCAAAATAATATCTTGTTCCACCAATACTTTCGTGCAATGTTTCTTTAACACCAATTACAAAAACATTACCAGTACAACCAATAATAATATCTCCAACATTAGGATTCCATTTTTTCTGTATTTCATCATTAAAAATACATTCAAGTAAATAATCTTTACTTAATCCTTTGAATATATTAGGTAAGTAAAATTCTAAATCTTCTTTTTTAAATTCTTTCATTTTATTATTTTTATTGTTAATAATCCGTACTGGTACTAACAGCGTATATAAGAAATGGCACATAAACATTTGTGCTAAATTTCAACATTCTACAAGTGCCACTTCTCATATACGCAGAACGTTATGTGGCATTGCCATCCACACACATCAACTTCTCGATATTATCACCAGCAATTCGTGAAAATCTTTCGGCTAAATCCCAAATTTCTTGTTCAGTTTTATAAGATTGGTGTGAAGCCCAAGTCGTAGGTTCGGTATCAAGCAACCAAGCATAATTACTTTGCCGTAATGATTCCTCAAAAGCATCTTGTAAAATTTCACGAATTGCTTTCATTTGTTTTTTACTCAACTTTTGTTTAGGCAACGACCGCATAACATGCAGTTTTGTGTCATGCTGGCCTTCGGATTGTTTATTAAGCTTTGTACTCATATCAACTCTTGTTTAAATGTTAAGTGTTTGGTTTTCAAATACCAGCACGAACTCAAAGCTGGCGGGACGTTATGCTCCATTTTGTTTTTGCCCACACACAACGTAGAATTTATGAATATGTTCGGTTATTGGTATTGTCAATTCTCTCGTCAATCTGTAGAATGTTATCGGCAACCCTAACGGACACCATCGTATTTGAATTTTATCAATTCATCATTGAAACTGTATTGACCTTTGATTATATTCATTTTTATCTTTCATATGTACCAATTAAATATTTAAATCTGTTGCAATAAAACAACAATCGGTTTTTATTATGTATTATATGCACAAATAAAAAAAAGGTTTAAAACCTCTTTTTATTTCAAAGATTAAATTATATCAACTTTATAAACACTATTTTCTGTTTTTAATAACATAGTTTCTTCATCAAAATCAACAACTTTAGATGTCCATGCACTTGTTACATGATAACCATTGATTATTTGATATAAATATAATTGCTCTCCAATATTAAAATCGATAACCAAACCATGTAAAACATAACCCAAATCAATACCATTAGGATGATTACCTTCTGTATAGTCAACAACTTTTGTTAAATATATATATTTATTCTGTATCATTGTTTTATTTTTTTTTGTAATTTAGTATGTATATTTTTTAACCATTTTGTTGTTTCATGTTCTTTCTTTTCTATAAAATACCAAGGCTCTGAACACATTTCTTCAAAATCCTTCATAGCACATTCAGAATCAAACCGATCTTTAATTAATACAAAATCTGGAAACAAATACATATATAATCTAAAACTATCAATAAAAATTGTTTCCGATTTATATAATTCACATAGACTTTGAAATCTATTTATACAATCTCTAAGATTCTTTTGAAAATTTTGATGTTTATACCAAGGTAAATTAAGTTCTTCTCTTATAAATTTTCTCAATGAAGTAAAGGTTTTTTTTACATCAAAGCAAAATAATGATTTTTCTCTAAGTAAACAATTTGCAAAATAATCATTATTAATCCTTTTTATAAAATCAGATAAATCAGAATCTTTTCCCATTGCACCCCAATAGTAATTAAAATAACCATACTTAGGATCGGAAATAATTATCTCACCTTTACTTAGTTCATGATCAATAAATATAATCCTGGTATCGCCAATATTATGAATAGACTCTTTCATCAATATATTTAATTATTTCTACATATTTATTAAAATCAATTATATATGTATTTAAATATTCATCAAAATATCTGAATCTATCAAATTCATTAATATTTTCTCTATAATCAATTTGACAATAATGTTTTGCAGTAAATTCATCCAAAGCAAATTCATTTATAAGATCAAATCCATTCCATTTATTAGCAGATTTAATTAATTTCCATCTAACATTTGGTTCAATAATATTTGCAATATCATGAAGATGTTTTTCACTTAGATTACTAAGTATATCTGTAAATTTATTCATTATTAGTTAGAGTTTTATTATGTAAATCAACAATATATTTAACAAAAGTTTTTGACATTGCACCAGCAGTTAACATATATATTTCATTATCATCTTTATCGTATAGTTCTTCTTCTGGAGCTATCATTGCACACCAACATTCACCATGAGATGATGTACACTCAACTACTTTCCATCTAACAGTTTTTGCATATTCTAATGCATCTAAATAACTTAAATTAACTTTCATTTATTCATCATTAGTTTCATAATTATTTTCAATATAGATAATGTACATATCCAAATCGGTCATATTGAAATAATCAACATCATTTTCATTAAACCAATTAATAATTGTTTGAAAATTAATTTGTGCAACTTCTTTCAATACAGGAATTGCATTTCTAAATCTTTCAGCGTTCATATTTTTTCTTTATTATACGACATATTTTAATGTATTGTTTTGTTTTTCAACACATTTTAGTAATTGATCTAAACAATTTATTCTTCCCTCCAAAATATTATTTGAATAACCTGAATAACCTTTTGCAGTTCCAGTTTTATCTGCAAGTATAATAATTCTCCAATAAATATTATCATCTCTTATAATGATATAAGATGAATATTTTTTTGTTACGAACCAATCAAAAGCATCTTGCCATAACGGCGCTGTAACCCAAGAGGAATTATCATTAATAAAATTAAGTTTTTTATTAAAAACTTCGTATCTAACTTCATTTAAATCATTAAGATAAACACCTAAACATTCTTCTTTAAAACCAATATTTTTTAATCTTAATGCTATATGGTATGGTACAAATTTATTGTTCATATTATTAAATTCATTGCCATTTCTTTCAATTCAAATAGTCTTGAAAGAGTATCAGTTTCATTTTTATCATATCTTATCTCAATAAATCTAGGATGCGATAGAGCATATGTTTCATTTGTTTTTGATTTAGTAATATCATTAAATTTAACTGTCATAACCTTACCAATAAGTTCATTTCTCATATTATTAAATTTAATTAATTCTTCATCTGTAAAACCTGAACATTGTCCCATTACCGTACCTTCGTCATTTGTATAAGATATCGCCCCAAAGGTTTCTTCTCTTTTAGTACCTTTTGTACCTTCTACAAACCCTGTTATTCTTACCTCAGCATCAATTTCTAGTTTTAGTTTCAATTGTGTCGGTGAAGTATGATCTTTAAATATATTATCTAAATCTTTTAATACACCACCTTCAAAACCACTATTCATCCAATCACTAGTAATTTCTAATGCTTCATTTATATTTGAAACAAATTTATATTCAATTTTTTGAAAATACTCTGAGTTAATATTTTCAAAAGTACTAATTAAATTATTAAACCTTGATTTATAATTTTGTCTTGATATATCTTTATTAATATGTTTTGCATCAAGATATTCATCTAAGCTAATCATATCCCAACATTGCATAATTATTTTATCATGGGGAGGATTATCTGAATTTATTAGTCCATTTGATTCTTGTCTTGATAATGTTTCTTTTACAATAAGTTCACCAACATATACATTTTTATCAGGTAAATTTAATGCTATATTTTTTAATACTGGAAATTCACGTTCCTCACCTGATCTACTAATAAATGTAATATCATCACCATTTTTAATAAGATATTGAAACATACCATCAGCTTTTAACTGAACAATTGCTGGAAAATTAATCTTTGATGCTGTTTTATTAGAATAAACACCACATCTCATATATGGTGGCTTAGTAATTAGTCCACTAAACACCTTATTAATCTGTGATTTACCTAAATTAATCTTTAAATCTCTACCAATTACTCTTTCAATTACATATGCATCATCTAAATCTAAATTTGATAATACATATTTTAAAGCGTTTATTGCTGAGTGACCTGTTAATTCTCTTGTATTTAATTTATTCTCAAGAAAATCTAAAGCATCTAATAATGTTAAAGTTTCTGATTCATTATTATATTCAGGAATTTTATTAATACCATATGTAAATTTCACTTTATCATATGTCATTAATAATACTCTTTTAAATAAATCATTTGATTTATATTTTTCAAGAACAGATAGTTTATATTTACTACCATTCTCTACATTAAGTTCTTTTAAAATATTATATACCATTTCTTGTTTTTAAAATATTAATAAGGTGTTTAATTACAATTGGATTCATTTGATCTCTTGTACCAGCCCCTAAATCTTCTGTATAATGTGGTTTTGGTTTACCAACTTCCCATATAAAAACACGATAACAAATAAATTTATCTGTAACATAATCATCATTCTCCCAACCATCTATTTGCCATTCAACATATAAACCATGTTCTTTTTCAAACCAATCGTATACTTGTAGCCATAATGGTGCTTCGTAATAATCCCAACAAATTTCATCAATATATTCATCAAATGAATATTCTTTATTAGAATAAAGATTATAATATGAATATGGTTTAAAATCAGTAAAACATAATGATTTTAATTCATATACATACTCTAGTGGAACAAATAAATTATTCATTGTTATTTTCAATTAATTTTTGTTGCTCTTCAAATAAAACCTTTAATCCTGTTTGAGTAATTTTGTTTACAATAGATGCTTCAATATTATTTTTTGCATCATTAACAACATCATCCATAGCATCCTGAAAACGTTCTAAAAAGAAAGGTATATTACTTGTAACTTCGGTAACAACATGATCAATAATTTGTGATAATTGATATTGATCTTCTTTTGATAATGTTTTTTTCTTAATTAAAATATCTGCATCAAGTTTAGATTTTTTTAAATTTTTATTAAACTCTAGCATTCTTTCTTTAAACTTTCTATGTATATTATCTTTTCTTGTTTCACTTGTTGGAAGTGAATCAATTTTTTTATTATTATACATTTCTAATGTAATTGGAACACCAGAACCATAATTCATGCTAGTAATCAACTCTGCAAATTGTGCTTGAGTCATTCTACCTCTAAAAATTTTTTTCATAGGAAAATATGTTACAGAACTTAAATCAGTATATTTTTTAGCACAATCAATTTCTAAATTAATATAATTATCGTGCCTGATTTCCGATCCAAAAAAATCCTCACCATTACTATTAATTCTTGAAAATCGAATCAAGCCAAATGATTCATGTTCTTCCTTTTCTTCTTCATTATATACACCCATCTTGTTTATATTTTACTGATTTTCCTTTAAATTTCAATTTAATTTTATGTGATTTAAAAGTGTTTTTAAACACTCTTCTCTTTCTTTTAATGTTATATTTGTATCATCATTAATAAACATAGCATCTTGTGATAATATTGTATTATGTGTATACCTATCTTTATTAAATGTTAATATATTATCTTTTGCATTTGAGTATGATATATCAGCAGGTTCACCAACTTCTAAAAGAGTTTTATTATTATATTTTAATTGTTTAGCTATTTGGCCTAAACAACACATAAAACCCTTATCATTTAATAGATATGTATCACCATTACCGATAGCATATTTACCGTCTAGTCCACAACGCCATGTACTTCTATCAATAGTAAATTCTAATACTTTACTTTGTTCCATGCATTCTCTTTTTTATTTTCCAATTTGCATTTTTTTCCCAATCACCTGCCATTATACTGCCATATGGAATAATTTCATCAACAACATATCCTAGATTAAATTTTTCCATTTGTGATCTAACAGTATTTGCATCTTTATAGGCTGAAGGTAATTCGGAGATATCAATATTACCAGAAAAAAATCTTATATCCAAATCTTTTGTTTCATTGTTAAAAATTTCTAGATCAGTAATACCTGTAAATTTCTTTTTATGTTGTGTTCTACTCAAATTTCTACCAGCCCCGTGTGGTGCAAACCCAAGATTATTATCAGTAATATCACCTTTAACAACCAATACTGGTTGCGACATGTTTAATGGTATTAATCTTAATTGATTTGTTGAATCAGGTACAAATTTATCACTTAAAGGTGTTGCACCTTTAGCATGGTAAAATAAATTTTCATCTTTAAACACAAAATTATGTTCATTCCAAAATCTATCAACAATATCAATACCACATAATTCAACAGTTTTTTTATGAATAACTGTATGATTTATTTTTGTCCATTCTCTAACTATTTGTAATGCATCCCAATAAGCTAAACCATCGTTTGTATTATATGGTATCCATGCATTTACTTTTAAACTCTCAGGTGAAATTTCTTTTCTATATCTTTCAGCAACCTCTAAACCTTTTTTATATAAATTAGCACCAAACCCTCTACTACCATGATGTGTTACAATATATGTTTCACCTGTGTTTTTTGATTTTCCAACAAACAAAAAGTGATTTCCATCGCCTTGTGTACCTAAATGATTTTTCGCATAGTTCAAGCTTTTTTCGTCAGAAATAAAACTATTTGATTTAATTTTATTTACTAATTCAACAGGTAAACTAAACATCCTATCATTTCTTCCACCACCTCCAAAATGTGTGATAGAATGAGCATTATCTAATACAATTTTTGGATCAATAAAACCCAAATTGGTTGCCATAACAGAACAACAAATATCGGCTGAATGCATTGCAGGGTGTATTGCATTATCAGTTACAACAACACCACCAACAGGAATTTGACCATAACCAGTAGGACATGCATCAGGCATAATAGCACCTTTAATAACCGTAGGTGTTTTCATAACAATACTCATGTTATCATATACCGATTTAAAATTCTCAACTTCATCATCGGTTTCAACATCAATATTTATGTGAAAATCAATTGGTGTTTCAAATGGTTTAACGATAACAGGCTCTAATGAATTATAATATGAAATAATTTCTTCATTAGATAAATTATTTTCATTACAATAATTAATTATTTTATTAAAATTTTTGTTTGGCTTTAGCCCTAGATTAACCAAATCTTTACCTGTAATCATTTTAAGTTTTGTTTATAAAATATTATACGCAAAAATACAAAAATGGTTTAGAACAGAAAGCCAATTCTCCAATTAAAAATTGTTATTCCTTTGGAATACCGTTCAACGAAACTTACGAAAATCTATGTAAGCCCCGTTTTCCTAATTCATCGACTGCGTAACCGCTAGTCTCCAAAGGCGTTAATTTCCCATTACGGATGGGTATTTTATCTTCATATAACTTTATCCCTTCATTTCTTATGTTGATTGCTGCGTTGATATCTCTATCATGAACAACTCCACAATCTTCACAAATCCATTCTCTATCGGATAAAGTTAATTCTTTATTCTTAAAACCACAACTACTACATAATTTACTTGATGGAAAGTACCTATCAATCTGTACGATATCCCTACCATACCATTCTGCTTTATATTGTAGTAAAGTTTTGAATTTATGTAAACTTAATTCTTGAATACTTTTTGCTAATTTATGATTTTGTAACATACCTTTTACATTTAAGTCTTCCATACAGATAACTTGGTTTTCGTTTATCAGTTTATTGGTAACTTCATGTAAGTAATTTTCTTTTATGTTGTTTAACTTTTCATAAAATTTAGCTAATTTAATTCTACATTTTGTTTTATTCTTTGATTTGTTTTGTTTTTTACTTAATCTTCTTTGTAATTTCTTTATCTTTCTTCCGTTATTTCTTATTGTTTTTAAATTTTCATATCTATTTGTATTTGAATCTACAATAAAATCTTTGATTCCTAGATCAATACCAATAAAGTCATTGGTTGGTTTAGGTAATACCGTTTTTGTTGATTCAGGTAAGTCGATTAATATTGAAAGAAAGTAGTTACCTGATTTAGTTTTTGTTAATGTTGCTGATTTAATATTATCTTTATTTTCATTAAGATATATTCTATATTTATCCGAAGTTTTAAACTTAACATTCTTTAATTGAGTAGTTAAAGATAAGTAATTTGATAAATAATTATTTTTTTTACTTATTGCTTCAATAGGAAATCTACAAGATTGTTTGTTATCGTGTTTAGATTTAAACTTAGGAAATCCGTTTCCATTAACAAAAAATCTTTTATAAGAATCCAGTAAGTTAATTACAGATTGTTTTAGAACTTTAGTATTATGTTCATTTAACCATTGATAATCTTGATTTTTAGTTAATTCCTGATGAAAGTAATTACCTAACTGTTTTAAACCTAAATTTTGTTTATTTTGTGTATATGCTTTAATTTTTTTATCCAAACAATTGTTATAGACGAATCTATAAGAACCTAACAGACTATTGATATAATCTGATTGAGATTTCTTTGGATAAATTCTTAATTTTAAGGCTTTCAACATATTAATATTATAGGGTACTATTAATACCCATATATAAATACTTTATTTTTTGTAAAATTTTTGGAAATTAAAATATATTTTCTAAATTTGTTTATCGGTTAGAATTTCATAAGAAAACATAGATTTTCTTAGAATTTCATTTAACTGTTGTGTACCCTTTAAATAATGACATCATAGCAAAATTAAAATATTCAATACAATTAGGATGTATTTCTGCAATTTTTGAAGCTTTTTTATATGGAAGTTTTTCAATTTCACCCATATAATATGGGCTATCTAAACCACCTGCAAAGTCATTCATAGAATCTTCAGTTTCAAAAAATGAAATTCCATAATGTCCAATAGTTTTAATTATTTGCTTTTTCATATATTAAATAATAAAATTAACAAGAATAATAATATTGTAACTATATTAATATAATCCAATAATTCTGGTTCTCTATCCGAGGGTAGTATATTTCCAACATGTTTACCCATAATTAACTAACGGGTTAATTGTGAAATAATCTTCTCTACCTGTAACACCTTTACCAACAATTCTAAAAAATTGTCTGTTTGAGGATTCTTTTTGATTAACACATTCATGTGGTGTGAATATGCTAATTTTAGCAATTTCACCAGATTTTAATAGTAATCCTGTATGTTCTGGATATTCATTAATATACTCACTTAAATCCCCATCTGAGGTATATCTTTGTTCTAATCTATCCCAAACCCTACAGGTGTCTGATATACTATTACCAATTAAAACCATAGTATTATCATCTAAAATAGTGCTTGCACGACCACCCCAAACATTACTACCACCATTACCACCCCATCTATTATAATCCTTTAGTCTACCAACCTCAATATGAACATTTCTTTTAATACCCTTTGAATTGTATCCACGTTGAGAATTATTAGCTTTAACAAAAGATTCATCTATTGTTAAAAAACCAATCTCACCCTTTTCAAGAAAATTTTGATCAATAACATCTGAATATGTTTTATACTTTTCAGGTAAAGATGAACTATCACCTTGAATAAAAGGCATCATATTACATTTGATACCTGTAAATGTTGGAAATTTAATTTTATTTGTTATCATTTTTTTATTAAGTTTAATGCTTCTTGTAATGAATTCATAAACAAATTAAAATCCTCTAAAGAATAATCATTTTTCATATAATTAATAGACTGACAGTATAATACTACATTTTCAATAGTATAACCTAAACTACTATCTATTCTATCAATAGATACTTGATAAGGATTTTTTTGTCTTGCCGTTAACTTCATTGGTATTTTAGTATAAAAACATAACCCTTTTTGTATTTCCCATAAGTTTTGAATAAATTTGTAATTTATTTCAAAATCTAAATTTCTATTTTTTGCACCTGATTTTATATTACATAATAAAGATTTTAAAGGGAATTCCTCAACAAATTTTTTACTACTAATTCTAGATTGTTTTAACTTTTTATCTTTATTATTTAAATACCATTGTTTTTGGTATTCTTTACTTTTATCTGTTTTAATAAATTCTTTTTGTTTTTGTATTTTTCTATTCCAAGCTTCTTGAGAATACCATTGAATTTTACCGTTAGCTTTATAATGTGAAAATATCATTAATGTTTCAGTATTGATATCTCCTCTTTTATATATTTTATTGTTCATAACTCTATTATTTAAGTTATAAACTTAATAAGCTTTAAAATAAAAAACAAATGTTATAATACTTAATTTATATTATCTATCATAATAATAATGCCTGTAATAAACCTTTCTCAAGAGCATCTTCATATGTACCATTTGAAGCAACATAGCGAGTATCAATATCTAACTGAATGAATGGTGTTATCCCTTCCAATTTTGACCAGTAATTTACGAAACTTAAGCAGTCATGGCAAAGATTTACACCATTCATTTTCAAAGCAGGACGTTTATCGAATGAACAAACGCCACATAACACTGTTTTGCTATCATTGGGGGGGTCTGTACTTAATATGAACAGTTGTACACATATTTCTTTTTTTCATATTATTTATTTCTAAATGATGTTTTTTTATCAAAACCTTTAGATTCAAATCTTAAAAGGTCTTCTGGTTTATTATTAATTTCAGGTTCTTTATATGATAGATAACTAGATAATTCAACAAAAGCATCATGTGGACTAACAATATCTGAGAAATTTAAATCTTCTAATTTAGGATATGGGATATATCTGTCAATTTTTAAAACATCATTAACAATATCATAAATTCTTAACTTCCCAAAATTATTTGAATAAAATGAAATTGGTGTTTCAAATTTTAAATTTTTAGTATATCTAAGCCAAACATAATTATTCTTATGCATAAGATAAGTGTAATTATCAAAAAATTTATGAAAAGAATATTTAGTTTCTTCTTTTTTTATTTCATTATATGAATCTACATCAATATTAAGAAATACAGTACCACAAAACTGAATGTAGAAATACACATTTGGATTATTAAAAGAAGTATTACTTTTATTTCTATTATAAAACGGATTATTATATTCATTGAAAACAAATCCGCTTGTTCTATCTAATACTTTAAGTGGGTCAACACCGTAGATACCTGTTAGGTAGTCGTAATAATCTTTATATTTACTAATAATAAGCATTTTTTTATATTTTTCTTTCTTAAATATTATACGAAAGATACAAAAAAATGTTTTAAAAAATGAAAATTTAAGAAGGGTTTCCCAAGAAAACACAAGTTACGTAGATAAAGATAAATCCAATGTCAAAATTAAAGACCACCTGTTCCACAAAGACAAAGGAAAAAACAAAGACCTATGTTATCGAGTTGCTTTTATAAAGCTTAACCTCTATAACAGTTGAGTTCGATCTCAGTTTTTTATATTTGAACAGGTGCGATAGTTTTTTGCCATTAAAATTGGATGTTTTAATATCTTTTCATAAGAAATATGCTGTATTTTCAGGGAAACCCATTCTAATGTTATGAATACAATGATTCTTTTAAACTAACAAACCTTGAATCCATTACGATTTTAAGTTTAGATAGTTCATTAATTGTATTAATTTTTTCCTTTTCAAAATCGCTTACAGCTTTCTTATAGTCAGCAAGCCATTTATTATATTCTTCGTTATATTTTTGTCTTTTTTCTGTATTTTTTTGTGCAATTTCTTGTACCTTTTCTTTATGTAAAGCAAGTCTTTTCTGATTTTCATCTGAAACCAAATTTTTTACTTTTGCTTTAATATAATTAACTTTTTTCTCATAATCTCTATGTAGATTTGATAAGTTTTTATACAAAGTTTCGTAAAAATCTGATTCATGATGCATATGAATATCAACAGGTGTTTTTTCATCCTTTTTCAATTCAATCCATTCAATTGTAGGTACTTTATATACCTCTGTTCTTAGCTTTTCAAGTGCTGAGTCTTTATGAATAAATTGACCAATATGTGATGCATATGCTTCATCTTCAATATATTGATTATATTCTTCATTTGTTAGTTGACTAAAACCCCAATCATCTTTAACCAGTGTTAAAACTGGGTCGGGTTCAGGTTTTTCAGATACAGGTTGTACAATATTATAAACAAATTCTCTTGATTGCTCAAGTTTAATCAATTCATCTTTTCTTTTCATTGCATCCATAAGATACCCCTGAAAGGAATGTAATAATGATTTTCTCTTAAGAAGTTCTTCAACATTATTAGGCATTTTGTCAGTTGAAAAAATTACCTTTTCTGAACCTGAAATTAATACCGATTTGTTGTATAATCCGACAGATTGTAATTTTTTACTAATATTTTGTGCCTCTTGATTACACAAATTTGAAAGTGACTGTGCATCTGACATGCTTAAACCTTCTTTAGATAAATTTCTGTATGTATTTTCCATATCTTTATATTTTTTACAAATTTAAACTCTTTTTTTATTAATTGCAAATATTTTTGAACAATATTTATTGTATTACTTAGACCATTCATTTTTACATGTGTTACAATATGTCCATGTTCCTTCTTCATCAGTAACATATTTTTTATCACATAATTGACAAGTATTACTTTTAATAAATGATTTTTTTAAATGTTTATTTTTTAATTCTAAATCATACATTTTACACCAAATTTCTTCATGTTTGACAGAATCCCATGCACATAATCTTTTACTTTGTCTTTTCTCAATTAAAAAATTTTTTAATTCATCGTAACACTTTGATTTAAAATACGCCTCAGCAATTTGTAATTGTTCTTCATATGTTTTAACAATTTCTTTTGCTTTTAAATAATCTTGTTCAGTAATTGACATTTTTATTAGTTTGTTTTGATTTTAAAATAATTTTCGTTTTTTTGTAGTATCATTTTTTATAATTTTAACAATATCATGATCAGTTTCAGGCATTCTTTTTTTTGAAAAAACAAAACCATCGTTTGTTCTAGTTCCGTAAGTATCTTTGGGATATGGTTTTCCTTCTGGATCGGTAACATATCTAACAACATGATCAAGATATGTATGACCTAACATTGGAATTTTACCAATATATTCAAGAATAGAACCTTGCGAAGATAATAATTTATCACCACTTTCACAAGTATTTAAATCAATTTTTTCCATAAATATAATTATTTAATTTTATATAAGTTCTTAAATTAATATGATTTTGCTTTATCCATTGCCAAACTATTCTTTGTTTTAGTTCAACACCATCAACACTATTAAGTTTTTCTTTTAATCTATTGAGTTCAAAATCATTATTCATATTATTTGTTAATTACAACAACATTACCACCAACCATAGTGCCACTTTCTTTGAATATACCTCTATCAATATTAATAACCTCAGAATCTAAACTGCTTAACCATTCTTTAAATTCTATCTGTTTCTTTTGACTACCAATTTCCCAACTCTCAGATGTTATACATACTAACTTTCCATTTTCAGAAAGAAACTTATACATATGTTGTAGGTGTTCAATATCTGCGTTTTTGGTAAACGGAGGATTTGCAATAATTTTAGTGTACATTTTATCTTTATGTGTAAAAAAATCATCACCTAATAGATTAAATTTTAAACCACTTTTATTTAAAATCATTCTATTAACGTCCATCAATTCATAACAATCAGGAACAACAGCATTACAATATTCATTAATAGCTCTAATAATAGCACCTTGTCCTGCACTTGGTTCAAGAACTATATCAGTATCTTTAATATCAGCAATATATGCTAATTCATTTGCTAATGTTTTTGGTGTTTCATAAAATTGAAATTCTTTTTTTAGATTTCTTTTTTCACCGTTTGCAATTTGTGAAAGTAAATCAGTAGGATCGGTAGGAAAAACAAACCCAAATACGTTACCACCCTTCCAGTTACCACCAATTAACTGTAAAGATTTCGCAACATCTTGATATAATTTTCTGTCTAATGTAACATTAGGTAATTTAACAATATTACCTTCAACCATACAATTTTGTAATACATCTTCTTTTGTATTCATATGTTATTTATTAATAATTTTTATAGAAGAATCTAAGTAATTCCCTGTAATAATATGTTTATTATTTTTATTCTTCATTTTAATTTTGAAGCTTGTTATTTCATTATTTGTTCTTGATTGTTCATCACCTAGTATTTCATGAACAACATTTAACATATTTAATTTGTTACTTTTAAAGCGTGTTTTAAAAGTAGTATTACCAATATTTTCAGAACAATAAACATTTACTTTACATTTATATTTTGACATAGGATATTTAAATTAATGTGCCCAGTTTTGTGTATATTTTCCACAAGGACAAATCCATCCCTGTTCAGTTGCAATTAAAATACATTCTTTTTCTTCATAGGTTTTCCCTTTACCGTGTCTGCGATAACATTCTTCTAAATTTGAGCCACCACATGTATAAGGGTGAAATATACCTGTTTTTTGATATTCATTTAGTTTATCAACAGTTTCTTTTGAAAAAACAATTTTATTTTCCATTATTGAAGCTCACTTTTTATTAATGTAATATGAATATCTTTACTTTCAATACCAATTGTACTAAAACATATTTTTATATCTTTTTTTAATTCTGCTAAGTTAACTAACACATCATTTAAATTATCCCAGTCAACATCCTAATTTTGAATATTATCAATAGTTATTTCAATATTTAATTTTCTAGGTTGTTTCATTTTTAACAAATTTAATTACAATAGATGATTCATAAAACATTTTTTTCCCTAACAAATAATCAACAGCATTTTTTATTGTTGGTGCAGAATATACAAAATCATCATATTTATTATGATTATATAAATTACTGTGTTTAGTTCTTTTTAAACCTTTTTTTGAATAAGGTAAATCAATATCTTGATAATAATATTCACATGGTTTTGAATATCCCTCAGATTTCAATCTTTTTGCTAAATCTAAACTAACAATTTTATCAAAACTACTCATTTTTTATTATACGATAAAAAGAATAAAAAGTTTTATTTTACCAAAACTTGTGATTCATAGATAATTCCTGTTTCTGAAAGCATTAATATACATTTATCAATACTTTCATTCTTATTTATTAGAACATTGTATATAAAATCGATTGCATTCCAAAATTCATCAACACTTTTATTAGTAATTAATTGCGAAAATATATTGGAATATAATGGATTGCTAATATAGTGAAAACCATTCTCATTTTTCTTATATTTATATTTATTGTATAATTCATTTCTTAATAAAGAAATATAATTATTACCATAATTAAAATGAAAATCTTCAATAGAAGAACCAGCAACCAACTTACCACTAAACCTATAATCATTAATAAAATGAATATCTGTGGTCGCATTGAAATCTTCATTAAATATAATATTACCTGTGATAACCGCAAAATCGTATTCTTCATTTCTAATAATATGTACAATTTTTGGTTTAGCATTTTTTGCAATAAAACCCAAAGTTTCATTTTTAACGAATTTATTAAATCTTTCGTATTTTATATCTGTGTTTATGAAGTTATTAAAATCTTCACTTTTTCCCGATTTAGTTTCTATTTTATCCTCTAATTTAATAATTTCATCTATTATAATATTAGACCCAAATCTATGTATTTTTATTTTTTGTATTTCTTTGTTATTTACAATGATTCGATCAACCCTACCATTTCTTTGTGTTATTTTTGCAGGATTCCATTTAGAATCAAAATGTATCACTTCATTTGCTCTATGTAAGTTTTGCCCCTCAGAAAGAATATCCGAGCAAAACAATACTTGTACTTTGTTAGTTTGGAATTCTGGATCAAAGTTTGCATCAAATTCTTCTAATATCTTATCTAATTCCTTTTCATTTGTTTTACTTGAATATGTCAGAAACTTAATATTTTGCTCTTTTGCTTTTGTAACTAATAATTCTAATGTATCATTGAATTCAGTGAAAACAATTGTTTTACCTTTTTTATTTTCTTTAATTATATTAAACAATGTATCAAATTTTTCACCTTCATCAAAATCTTTCCAAATATCTAGGATTTCTTTAAATCCTTTAATATCTTTATTCATTTCACTAATTAAGTCATGTGAAATTATTTTTAGATTATATTCTTTAGATTTTATTTTAATAGTATTCTCAATAAAATTAATGCTATCAATAGCTTCATAAAGATTATCAATAGAATTTTGTATTGTTTTAATAAAAGAATATATGGATGAATCCATTCTTTTATATAATAGAGTTTTAAATAAAGATGAAAAATCAAAACTATCATTAATATTTTGATTATTTTTTAAACTTAGATAATTAATAATATTTTGTTTAACAAGTGGAAGTTCTTTTAATATTTTATTTGTTTTATTTGTTTTATTCCAAAGCTTCTCATTATATCCTTTTGAATATTCATTTATATTATTAATTTCAATCAATGGGAATACGCCCATTTTCTCAATATCATTCTTATAATTAAGTTTAATGTTTTCTCTAGTATTTCTGATTGAAAAAGTTGAAACAAATTTATTTAATTTATTAACATAATGTTTTAAACTATGTTCTTTTGAAACATATTCACCAATGGATTTAAATGATTGATATTTCATATCAAAGCGATCCATTATTTGTAACTCCTTTTCAAGCTTTTCAATATTATTAAATAAAGAACCTAAACCATAAAAAGCAATACATTTTTGACTAAAATTAATAAGCGAAAACATCGCTTTAAGTTCAGAATAATTATTATTGAAAGGCGTGGCTGTTAATAATAACACTTTTGCATTATTTTTCTGAATAAATTTAAAAAGATTAATAAACGTTATGTTTTTTATGTTCCTGTAATTGTGTGCTTCATCTACAATTACGAAATCAGATTCAAAATCAAAATTTTTTTCTAAAGAATTTGCCGTTGTAATTAAAAAGTTTAATTTAGGATATTGTTTTTTATATAAATTAGTTATTTTCTCCCATACTGATTTATTTGCTTTACCACATATTACAGTTATATTATTTGCAATTGTTGTGGCTGTAATTAATGAAGTAATTGTTTTTCCTAATCCTGTTTCATCAAATATACACGCACCGTTGTTAATTTTAATTAGTGAAAATAGTTTCTCAACACTTTCCCTTTGAAAAGTGTATGGAATTGGTAGAGTATTGTTAAACAAAGTTCTATTAATTTTTATGTATAATTATTATTTTGTTATATTTTTTACACTTTGAAAGTATATATAAATATACCGAATCGTTTTCGGGAATTTAAGCATTTGGAGACAATGTAAGACGTTATATTACAACGCAACTGTCAATGAATTAGGAAGTCAATATAAGCTCTGTTAGAATTTGATGAACGATGAAATTGTTTATTAATTGCATTTATGCTTTTATAAAAGGTTTACACTATATTATACGTGAATATTTTGAAAAGGTTTATTTTTCAAAAAAATTCTCATATATAAGTTCCTCAAATAATTCTTGTGCCTTTTGTTTTGCATCATTAATATTATTAAAAGATATTGTGTTTGAATCAAAAAATAAGTAATATTTATCTTTTTCAATATTATCTAAATTTATAACAAACATAATATTTCCGTTTGATGCTTTACAAAATAAATTTTGTTTCTCTATCTAGCATTTGTTATTTTTTATATAATTTATAACCTCTTTGAATAATATCCGCACTATTTTTAATTGTATAGTCTTTATAAAAAAGTTTATTTAGCCATTTATAACAAGTTTCACTATAATCAAACCAATCCGTATCATTATCATATAATGTATCATCTATTCTATCAATAACTAGTTCACAAAAATCTTGATAATTATCTGCTGGAATTGTTGTAATATATCTATCAATTGATTCACTCATTTTCGAATAAAATTTAATAATTATATGTGTTTTTGTTTTCTCAATATAATATTTAGTAAATTTGTTATCTGGATATGTAGAATTAAACTTATAAAGTTGTATAATATTGTAGGTTTCCTTTGAAACAGCATCTAGTGTATTAGTTTGATAATCAATACAAAAATCAAATAATAAATTTCTTTTATATAATGATTGTCCAAATATAGTGATTTTTTTTATCGGTATAGATAAGTACATAAACAATTTATCAATAAATAGTTAATAGTTAGATATTCTATGTACAAATATCTTTTAAATTGTTAGAGGGACTATAAACTCCTCTATTGTAAATATTTATTGATGCATTATAATCAGAATCAATTTCATATCCACAAGATATACATTTATAATTTTCACCCTTTCGGGATTTACTATCTATGTTACCACATGATGAACATGTTTGGCTTGTGTACTTTGGTGAAACCTTCACCAACTCTATACCAGCCTCTTCACATATTCTTTCTATTTTACTGATTACTTGTGGATAAATCTACAAACTATTAGTTTTGTTACTCTTGGTTTGATTTGTTTTATTAAAATGTTTTTTATTATTCTTAATCCTTTCGTTATAAGAACTCTTGTATTTAACATTCTTTAAATCTTCAATTATCAACTTCTTTACATTTGATAAATTTAACAGATTAACATAATAATTTATTAAATTGGTTCTTTCCTCTAAACTTTTCTTATAATTATTTGAATTTCTTTGTTTTCTAGAAATCTTTTCATAAATATTCTTCATCTCGGTTCCAATGAACTGATTATCTGAAGTAACAATCAATTTATTTACTCCAATATCAATTCCTAAACAATTCCCATCTTTCTTTAATTCTACTGATTCTTTAAACCAAAGTAAATTAATAAAATATTGATCATTAACTTTCTTAATCTGAATATTGTTTCTTAGTTCAAAACCTTTATCTTTTAATTTATTAGAATGTTTATGCAATTTGATTGGTAAATTAATCTTTAATGCTCTTGTTCCAGATTCATTTAAATAGGGTAGTTTAATGTTAATAAAATTATCAAACAAATTACCTGTTCTAATATCAAAAAATCTTTCATCTAAATTTATCGAAATATTATTTAAATTTGGTCTGGTAAAGAATTTAGATTTAATTATATTTTTAAGATTAAGCTCTTTAAATTTTGTATTACTGAATTTACTAGTTGGTTTATTATAAATAAAATATTTATAAATATATTTATATTTTTTATATCTCAATTTAGAAGATTTATCAATTTGACTTCTAATTATTTCTGAAGCATGTTTATAGATAAGTTGTTTATGTCTAGAATGTTGTATGTTATATGTAGGTAATTGTTTTGATGATAAGCTAGGTTTTAGAGGTAAAGATTCATCTAAAATTAAATCAATATAATAGTTCAAATAGATTTTATAATCATCAAACATATTATCCAAATAATTTAGTTTACTAGAATTGGTTATATTATGAATATTATGTTTCGATGTTCTAATCATTTGAATTTAATTCCTCAATTATTTTTTCCGTTTTTCTTTTAGTTCCTCTCTTTCCATATAATCTAGCACAGAATGAAGTTATAATTGAGACAAAATCTTGCATAAGATCTTCTTTGGAATCATTAACTTCATTTATTATTTCAATTTTTCTTCCTTGTTTTTCAAGTAATAATGATATATAATTTAAACCAAATTTTGAAAATCTATCTTTATGTTCAACAATTATTATTTTAATTTTATCATCATCAATAAGAGATTTAAGTAATTTTCTATTATCATTTAAACCAGAACCAATTTCTTTAATTTCTTTAAATATTTTATAACCTTTAGCAGATGCATAGTCTCTTAATCTTTCAGATTGTCTATTTAGATTTTCTTTGTTTTCAGAAGAAGAAACTCTAGCATATGTTGCAACAAGTAAATTATCTAAATCATTTAAATAATCGTTATTTTCAATCAAAATAGTACCAGTTGGTAACTGTTTACCATTAATCTGATTATTTTGCCAATAACGATATGCAGTCTTGTAACAAATTCCGTTATTCTTTGCATATTCGGATAATTTTATATATTTTTGTTTCATTAATTATAAATACTACAAAAATATATAAAAGTCAATATTTGTCTAAAATTTTATTAAAGTTTCATGATACTCATCATCTTCCTGAAAATCTTCGTAAAATTTAGATTTTTTAATTTCCCTTTTTTTACTTTTTTCCTTACCAGACTTTACAACTCTTTCTTTGAAAACTTTTCTGTATTCAAAACGGTCTTCTTTAATAAACTCCTTTTTCATTTTAAATATCAAAATAAACTTTTGTTGAACATAATAATTTAATCCTATTTTTATATATCCTTTATTGTTGAAGAATATAAAGCACCTGTGGTATAAAATTCAATATTATTAACGGAACAATTAATAATGGGTATATTTTTTAAAATATTGGTACCAACTGGATATAACATATGTTTAATATTATAATCCGAAATATATAATATTTTTTTCATAACCTTACAACAAATCCTGTTTTATCTGTTTGCGCTCTACCTTTCGCATTAAGACCAACAATGATACCTTTGTCAATAAATCTTAAATCTGTTTCATCACCATTAATCACAGTATACCCTAAAAATGTTTCTGGGATATTTTTATAAAATATTACAGCAACATTATAACCCATATTAAGTACTTTTTTTGTTAATTCATTTACATTACCTTTATAATAATCTTCTTCAAGTGAATAAGAAAAAGTAAGATTATAATTACTAGGTAATTTTTTATCAAATCTATTTACAATTTTTGTATAATCATAGAACATTTGATCAGGAAATAATTCAAAGATGTTTTTATTATCTTTAATAATTATATTTTCCCATTGAATATCAGATGTACCATTAAGCCTAAACGCAGGAATTAATTTTTTATTCTCAGCAATTTTAATTGCAATTTTAATATCTTCATACAGATCATTTAGAAAATTTGTTCTATCTGAAATAAAGTAATCAGATTTCTTTTTTCTACTATCCTGAACAGTTTTGTATATACCACCCATTCCTGCCGTGTTTAAACAGCCTCTAATACATCCTTTTGTTGCCATTGGGCAAAGGTTCTTACCGTAACTGTTCAACGTGTTAGGTGCCAAATGTAGGATAAATGTGAGATATCCTAACTTAATTCCTTTAATGGTTTTGGGATTTTGGTAGGTTAATAATTTTGTCTTCATATATTGGATTATACGAAAATTTAGAAGAAAAGGTTACGTCAGATTAAAAATTTTCTCTAATAAATTTCACAAAAAATGATATTAAACTTACAATAATATTTATTATAATAAATATCATTATAAATGATAGTATTGGCGGAACAATAGTATCATATCCCCAAATCGCAGCACAAATATGAATTGTGATATATGTTAGAAAAAATAAAACGGTTGAAATTATAAAATATTTAGTTACTGCTTTCATCATTAATTAATTCTAGTACAACATCATTAATACTAACATCCCTTTTAAATAATCCATCATTATCCCATATATCGGTGTATTCTACCAATGGATTATCAATATCAACCACGACATAACTAATATCATTGTCAGAATGAATTGCAACAATATCATTATCTTTTTTTAAAATTATAATTCTAGTCATATTATTTTGTTTTATTTGTTAAAATAATTTTTATTTTAATATTTTGTTTAAGTCAGATAGAATTTCTGCTAATATTCTAATCATACTATCACATTCTTTAATCTCAGATTCAGACCAGTTTTCTTCATCAGCCCTTGACCTGTTTTCTTTAATTTGATTTAGTTTTTTTGTATGAAAACTTATAATATTCTTAATTTCAGATATTTTATCCATTTTATTATTTTTTAAAATACTTGGTATACTCTTCTAGTTTTTCTTTATAATAATCTAACCACATTTTTGAAGATGAAATTAATTGCATTGGTGCATTAACATTTAATAACATATCATAATGTTTTTGCTCTTTATCTACTATTTCATTTAACCAATTAATTAAATTGTTAATTTCTTGTGTTGTCATTTTACAAATAATTTAATTCTTTTGCGAAATTTCTAATTTTAATCATATCTTCATTTGAATACCCCCAATGATCACAGTATAAACCACCATAACCATTCAAACCGTTTGTTTTTTTACCTGTAATAATATATTCTTTAAAGTCTTTTGTTAACCCCCATAATGTTCCACCATGTACCCATTTTTTTGGTTGATATCCAAATTTTGTTGATATTCCCATTTCATGACCATTGTGTTCATTAAACATATATAATCTCCCATTTTTTTCCAAAATGTGTGCAACTCCAAATTTACCCTTAAAGAAATATCTACCATGTTCAGAAATCGTATTAATTATCTGATTTACAATATCAATTCTTTCTTTTCTAGTAGTTTTCATTAACCGTTATATTTGTAGTTAATAATATTACATTTAATAGTAGGGTTATTCTGTTCAATTTTTTCTACTATTTTTTTTGCCATTCCTTGAGAAGTAAATACTTTACCTTTATTTGAATATCTAGTATAGCCTCTTGTAAATCTTTCAAAGGCACCATATCCCTCTAAGATAACTTTATAAACGGTTTTACCTTGTTCTATAAAAGTTTTCTTTTTTTCAATATTAAAGAATCTTTTTCTTAATCTTTTAGGATCATTTTCAGAAAAACTTGGTGTTAAATAAACAGTTTTTTTATGTTCAATCTCAAACTGTTTTGCCTTATTAATCATTTCAATAAGCTTATCAGTTGAATAACAATTCTCATTAAAATTAATATCACCTTCTTTTTTTTCACTAAAAGTTGAAAATTTTATGTGAAAATACCTATCATATTCTCTTTGAATTTGTTCCATTGTCAATGCTTTATCCATTCCAGTTTTATACAAAGATTTATATTGATTAAAACTAGGAATAGAACCGTTAATTCTTAATGAAATGGCAAACCCAAACGAATCTTCATATTCACTTATTGGAGTATTATCTTTTGCATAATACATTTCATAATAATATTTGTGCTGATTGTTGATATGTTTATCAAACATTTCTTTTGTTTGAATAAATTCGCCATCAACTCTACATAAAAGATTAAAATTTCTTGATCTTCTACCAACACCACTACCTGTGGATGAAAAATCGTATAAATTATTATCTCCAGAAAGAATAAAAGGTAAATATCCATTACCAACCTTAATAAATTGCTTGTCGTAAACGATATGATATGACATGTTTTCTTTTGTTTATATCTTATTATACGACAAAACATATTCAAAGGTTACATTACCATACCAATATTTTTTAAAAATTGAATTCTATTTTCTAAAACTAAAATTGCTCTTTGATCCATGTGGCGTTTTGCCATTTCTAACATTGATTCGTTTTCTTCAATCAATTTCATGTTAGCATATTTTTCCATAAAAGAAATAACCTCTTGCAAAGTATAATCACCAGCAATAAAATTGTTATCTTCTTTTAAAATAAATTCTTTAGATTCCATTTTTTATATATTTAGTTTTACTATATTTAATAATAAAATCCTCTAAAGATATTGGCTCATGTTTGTATATACAACAATTAGCATAATAATTTGCGTAATCAATTGCAATTTCATTAGAAACACAATCTTTTCTAATATATGAATTTAATTCTTCATTTTCTTTTTTTAGTATTGAAATTTCATCTTTCAATTCTAATATTTGTTTTATGTAAGTTTCTTTTAAAGTTGTTAAACTCATAGTGATTGAATTTTAGCAATATTAATATTTGAATAATACTTATCACCAGTTATATCATTTCCAATAAAATTAGGTAAATTATTTAATTCATCTTCATTTTCATATTCAACCTCTACAACACCAATTTCCTTACCATCAATAATATATAGATCAATAACAATATTTTTAGAATAAATATACCTTGTTTTTTTGACACTAATTTTTGATAATTTTAATAATTCAATTCCATCTGTTAAAGGAACTTGATATTCAAATTCTTTATTAATACCTACTGATATTAATGATTTATATGTTATAAATGCAATAGTATTATCAATAATTCTTATTCTAAAGTTTTCACCTTTATCAAACATCAAATATCCTTGTTGAATATTTATCTTACTTTGATATATAGGTAAATATTTTAGTAAAAACTTCTTTTCTTTTTCAATTATCATTATCTTATTTCTTTAGAATAAAATCAATAATACTGTTAACTTCTTCATCACTACAAAAACTTTTAAGGTGTCGTTCAATAATGTAAATATTGCTATTATCATCATTAAGGATTGCCGTACCTGTTGAATATATTGATCTATTATCCACAAACATAATTACAGTTTTAACAACTTTATTATAAATAGTAACATCAATAATATATTCATTATTGGTTATTCTTTTATTTCTTCCACCTAATATCATTATGCAAACATTAATGCATAACAAATACCATAACCAGCAATATAAAGTGCAATGTGTAGAATTTTATTAAACTCAACACCCTCATAATGTAAATTTGGTTCAATAATTTCATATTCTGGCTCAACCCAAAATTTCCACCATGCACCAGATTTTCTAACTCTATATGCTGTAAAATTCTTTTTATATGCTCTAAACATATAAAAATTAAATAAAATAATAAATATAAATCCAAGAAATATTCTAACGATATCTTCACCAATAATTTGCCATGCAATCAAAATCATAGTAAATTTTCCAACATCGGTTTTTGAAAATTTATCTGAAACATCTACAACTGCGCCTAAACCCTCTTTTACTGCAATACCAATTTCTTTACCAACACCAACCCAAGAACCATATTCTTTAATTTTTTCTAGTTGTTGTTGTGATTCAAGTTTTGCTAGTTGATCAACTGTAAGAATTGATTTATCAATAGTAACAGTTTCTTTTACCTCTGATTGATTGACTGCTTGTGCATTTGAAATTGTTATAGCAAATAACATTAGAATTAGTAATATGTAGTTTTTCATTTTTTTATTATTAATTAATTAAAATTGTTTTAAGAATTCCTCTACAAGTTTTGAATTTAATTCATCTTGTTCTTTTGATGATCTGTGTTCAATAGTAAATGAAATCACTTTATTTGTTTTATGTTTCATTATATAATTTTTCAACTCATTATAGCTTTCTGAATTTGAATATATATCCATTTTTCTATCATCTCTCCAATCATTATTAATAGAGAAATTAACAATAAATCTATGTGTATATCCTTCAAATTTTTCTTTTGAATATTTTATTTCCATTTCATTTAAATAAGTTTATTGCTGATAATATACTTAACTCTTTAAACCCCTCATATGAAGAATAAAAGAAATAGTCCCATATAGTGTTTTTATTATTAGTACTACGTTTACTGATATCAAAACAGTAACCATCAATATGATAAACCTTGTATTCAATCAAATCAATTAAATCGTTGGTTTTTATTATATGAAACCTATCTGTTAATGTTTCACCAATATTTTTGATAACATTAAATAAATAATTTTCATTTTTTTTATATCCTTTCATATGTTATTTAACGTAGAATAATCAAAAGAGTTACGTTTTTATGAAATATTTTCAAATAAAATTGGTTCTACATTATTAAAAATTACATCTACTTTATTTTCAATTTTACTGAAAATTGGATATTCAATTTCTTTAACAACTGATCTTTCAATAACTAAATCAGGGTTTTTTCTTGCTTCATGTTTAGCGGGTAGTCTATTAATTTCTTCTTGACTAAATTTAGTTTGTTCTTTGAATCTTTTAATATAAACACCACGTTTAAATTTAGTTGGCAAATCATTCCAATTAACATTTTTTTCTGTTAAAAGTTTATCCTGTAATACATTAGTATTAAGAAACTCAACCTCATTATGTGAAAAATAATATCTTGCCAACATAGAAACACTATTTTTTGTTGCATCAATTTCTCTCCACAATATTTGATTGCAAGCATCTAATAAAGTTGGTGTTTGATATATTCTACAATCAAATACAGCAATTTTATCATGATTAGGTAACAATACTTTTCTCTTTTCATTAAAGAAATTAACGCATTTTGCTGTTAATTTAGAAAGAATTTTTTGTTTCTTACCTTCATTATAGATTGTGCTTTTTCTATTTTTCGAATATAGAATTAAAGTAATTTCATCACTTTGAGTATAACCAACAACAGCATTAGTTTCATTTACAAGAAATTTAGTTGTTTCTGTCATTAATTGATTTAATTTTTCATCAAAAGGTTTATCTAACCCTATTACCCAATTATGAAAATTATTACCATCTAATCTAATTATTACAGGTAATGTTGGTATCATTTGTTCGTTAGAAAAATGCTTTTCTAACCATTTGCACCAGTCCCCAAGTGTTTTAAAATCCATATTATTTATTATTTTCTTTTCTAAATGAGTAAAGTTGAAATTTTTTTACAGGTTTTTTTACGTATAAAACGTAGTTTCTAATAGTTATTTCAGATTCATAAACCCAACCATCATCAATAACTTTAATCTTTGGGTATAACTCTAACTTATATCTATTATAATTATCATTGCTAATATGAAATTTATCGTTATCTCTAAAATAATTTATAATAAGATCATGAATATATGGCCCATATATTGAATCATCATTTAAATAATATTCTAACACATGAACACCTGTCCCCCCATATTCTCCATGTTGTGCATTAAAATATGTAACAACACCTTTATATGTGGTGTTCTTTTGTGGTGCTGTATGTCCCCAGGTATTATTGTAAATATCAATGGCACCGCTACATGCAATATATGACATAACCTATCTTTTAATATTAAAATCAGTTTTTCTAATCTTACACATTCTATCATCAAATTTATTATGAAAAACAATACCTTCGATATTTTTATGTGTTAAATATTCTTTTAATGATTCAAATGAAAAATCTGTAATATCGGTTAACACCTCAGAACCATGTTTAACCAACACATGACCACTAATTTTCTCTGGATTACCTTGAATTTTTTTACCAATTAATTCATACGTACCATCTTCAATATTTGTCATATTATCAAATGCAAGAAAATGATATTTATTGGAATTGTCATTTCTATCACATGGAATCCAATGAGGCCAATGCCCAGTAAATTCATCTGGTTCTTGACAAGGTACTGCATTTTCAGGAATTTTCTTATTTGTTTGATTAAGAAATTTACCAACAGGTAATAACATTTCTAAAGATACTACAGTATTTGAGTTCTTTAATAATGCACCCATTCTTTTTTTGGGATCATTCTCATTAACAACTAAATCAATAACAATATCTTCTAATTTACCATCATTAAATTTTTTACCCGATTTTTTTGCAACACGATCACCAATATTAATTTCTTTACATGCAATTAACTTGGCATCATATCTCTTATGTAAGATACCATTAATAATTGCTGAACTTGTCCCATCAAACTTCCTTGTTGGTATTCCATCAGTAAAAACCCATTCGTTTTCAGGATTAACAACATTAATAACTAAACCTAAATCATTAAGGTCTTTTATATATAGAGTGCTAATTTTTTTCATCTATTGTATGAATTAAATTTGATCTTCAATATAATTAAAAATATTTTCTAAATCTGTATAATATTTAAATATTTCTGCCATTTCATTTTTTTGTATATCAATATATGCTTGAATATGTGGTCTAGCACATTCTTTAACATAATTAAGATACTTTTCATGTTTCTTTTGTGGATAGTCCAATTCCCACCAAATTCTTTCAAATAAAAATGTTTTATAATTTTTTATTTTTCTTATTAAAAGATAACCATCTAAATCAATTGCAACACCTTTAATATAACCACGATCTTCATATTCTAAGTGTGGGTTACTTAGTGAACTTATTTGCATTGAATATGGACTATTATTTTTATATGCATTTGAATACACAAGAAATATTTTATTATTTAACTTACCATCATATGGTAAATCAAAACTAAACTTTTTAAAACTAAAATTTTCATAAATTTCTTTTCTAAATTCATTAAAATGTTTCATGATATGTTCTTTTTCAATTGTCATCATTGAATTAACATTATCAATAAATTTATCGTATCTATTTTTTGACATTTTGTTTTTATTTATAATGATTTAACGTTATAAAAAAATAAAGGTTACGTGTTTTATGGTTTAATTGCAACAAAACATCCAAAGGCTTGATAAATAATTTCACCCTCTTGAAGATTCTTTTCCACCACTTCTTTAGATGAAGACCATTCCATTAAAATTTTATAATTATATTTAGTTTTATTAAAAAAGTTTATTGATTTTAATAAATCTTTTTCAAATTTTGACAAATCATTTTTCATATTATTAACTATCAATATGTTCCAACAATTCAGGTCTAAATCTTTCAATTTGTTCTAATGATGCAAATTGCATATTGTCTTGTGATTCATTACCCCAAGAATCTGTTCTATAATCATATCTATCATGTATTTGAATAATAATACCAATATCAGCATTACCATCTTCAAATTTAATAACAATATCACCAAGTCCAAATTTATAATCAGGATCAGGTTGCTCTGAAATATAATTAAAATAGGTAAATTTTTTATGATCTTTAAGTTTCATTTTTTGTTTTGAAATTTCGTAATAATCTATCTTTTTCATGGTTTATTTGTTTGATTTTAAATCAGTTCTAATAACTTACATCTATATGCTAGTTAGGCACAATAATACCGAACAAATCTAAACATACTTGGTAACTTTTTATACATTAACAACCAAGAGATTAATGTATATTTGTGTTCAGTAACAAACAAACCATCTGCCTTATTTATAATTTTTATATTAATAGTAGTTTCAATATTTTTATTTGATGATAAATATTCACCATTTTTATCATATCTGTGTTGTCTAAATTTACTGTGCCTAACAAGCAATATAAAAAATGCCTTAGTTAGTGCTAAAATTGAAGTTCTGTTTTTCATATTTACTTTTATTTTAAATTGATAATTTCGTTCATTTAATTCGGCACTTTTCATATTGCAGACCGTTATACACAATAAAAACAAAATTATGGGTTGTCTATTGTTATATTCACATTAATATATTCGACTGGTTTTATTGGTCTAAAATAGATGTCAAGAGCATCATCTTTCAATTCTTCTTTTATCTCACCAATAAATTCGTCTTTGTAATAGCAATTGTTGCCATCTATTTTATAATCCTGTGCGTTTTGTAAATCATTACAAAGATAAGCTAATGTTAAGTTATTTATAATCATATTTTTATAAGGTATAATTTTGTTTTTACTATATATAACAACAAATATATTGCATTAAAACGACAATATATTTGCAACCGTTGTGCGTAATGCTAAGACAGCACCCATTTTAACGCTTCAATTTTACCTTCTGTTTTTGCGATATGTTTTCTTAAATCTGAACCTTCACGACTAAGTATATCTATTTGCCCAAGTTGTGAATGTTTTGTTTGGTTTTCTAACAACCTCATTTCGAAATATTCGATTTCGCTTTTAATTTGTTCTTTAGTTTTCATTATTCTGATTATTAAATATTAGTTCTCGTTTCAAAGTTCGTACAGTCGGATAGCTTTGTGCTTCGTATTCCAGCACGTTTCATATTACCTATTTTTTTATCTCCTTTACCCAAATAATAATTTAATATTTTAGTTATTTAATTTGTTAATAATCGTAATCATTTGTTATAATAAATCCACATTCAATAGCAATTTCATTTGCAATTAATTGACCATCAATATAAACATTATTATTAGTATTCCTAAACTCTTGATTATCAATATTAGGAAAATATTTTTTTATTGCTTCTCTTTGTTTTCTTCTTTCTATTTTTGGTAATTCAATCGCCCATTCATATGCTTTTTCAAATGCTTTTGATTTACAAAAAACTTGTTGATATTTAAAACCATGTTTAGGTTTTTGAAATGAACTACCTAAGAAAATATCACAATCAAATATAACAATTTTACCATCAGATTTTCTTTTACCCAATTCTCTAAAATGGTTATTTGATTGAAATACTTCAAGATATTCTTGAATAACATAATTTTCCTCTGTTAATTCCGTTTTAGCAATATTATCTTTACATTCAATAGGTGAATCTCTATAAACCTCATATTCTAATTGATTATGTTCGTATCCCCAAGGTTGTCTGGGTATTTTAATAACAAACTTACCACAATCAGAAATAAAAACATCACGGACTAATCCACTAGAAATATATGTCCATTCTTTATTATTATAACTAAACTTTTTTGTTTGTTTAGTAATATCAAATATACCACCTTTATCGGTTTGATATGTTGAAATATGTTGTTCTAGATTCATACTTATTTATACGGTAAAATATGGCAAAAGGTTACAACTTTTCAAAAATATGATGCTCAATATGATACGTTCGATTATATTGATCTTTAAGTAACAAAGTTGGATATTCAAAAGCATCAATACCATATTTAGCAATACCATAAACAAAATCCCCAGAAGGTAAATAACCTCCTTCTTTTTACTTGTATCTTACTTTATTATCTTTATAGACTCTTACCGTTCGTCAAATTCTAAGAAAACTTAGATTTAACTTCCTAATTCAACGACTTTTGCGTTGCAAAAGCAACGTCTTACTTAGTCTCCAAAGGCTTAAATTTCCGCAAACGGTGCGGTATTTTATCTTTAAAATAAATACTTTTTCTGATTTTACGTTGCAGTAGATAAACAAACCTTCGGCTTGATTTAAACCTACAACAACCCAATATCAATTCATAAATGAACTTTATGTTACATAAGATAAGAAAATTATTTATAATATTTAGTAATAAATAATAAAATTTCTTAAATTTTTATTTAACAATTATAAACCCCGTTAATATCATAAAAAATCTTATTAATATTAACTTTATGTATACCACCTTGATTTTTTGGTAAAATTAATTCACCTGTTTTTATTGCATAAAACAAAGGCGAATCGGTATGAAAGAAATTAAAATCACCAAAAAGAGATTTTAATTTATTTTTTAATTCTTTTGATTCCTCAGTTTCTTTAAACTTATTTTGTTCTTCAATATCTTCAATTTCTTTTTTTATCGTTTTATAATATTCATTATAATCATTAACAGTAATTAATGATTTAATATTCTTGATACCTCTTTCAAGATATTCAATTTCATAAAACCCAATTGATTTTAAACCACCGTTCATACTAAATAAAATACTTAATATTATTAATTTCTTTTCTTATTTTTCTTTCATATGTTGTACCTTTACCAGAATATTCTGTAGCTTCATCCTCAAGTACCGCACATAAAATCATTTTAGGTAACATCATCGGCCCATTTTTTTCATCCCAAGATTCAACATCAACAGCATTAGAATTTAATGCCTTGTCAATCTTTTTTATAATATCTTGATATGAATCATTAAGCATTTCAACGGCCAATGCTTTAATTTTTTCTTTTTTGTCCATGATTATTATCGTTTTATATGTATTATACGCCAAAAAAAATAAAAGGTTACATTATTTGTAACCATTTATTCATAAATAATCAAATATTTAAAAATAATCTTTTTATTATAGGCAATGGCTAATCCTCCACTACCTCAATTATGTCATAAACTTTTTGGTCAACTCCGTATAAACATATTTCTTCATTGCCAGTTTCTTTTTCAATAAACCAATGCTTATATCCAAGCATATCACCTTCTTTGATAATTTTAACACTCCCATTTCTGAAATAGCATCCAAAAAGTTTATTATCTGATTTTCGTCTTATTGTAGCTATTGAGTACTTGTCACTGACTATAAAATCGGCAATTTCTGCTGTTATTAAAGTTTTTTGTATCATTTTAAGTTAAACAACTGAATATATATGAGAAACGTTGATTTAAAATACAATTCAATAATTTTATCAATTAATTCATATGAATCTAATTTTATTTTCCAATCGTTTGGCACGTTAACATATTTAAAAAGATTTTCAATTATATCTTTTTTTTAAATGTACCTATTCAATTTTAGATAAATTTATTAACTTATTGATTTTAATGAATCGTGTTTTGAATATGGTAAAATATCAAACACCAAAGATTGACCTGTTTTCAGCCAACGTTTATACAATAGTTTACCATTCATATAAACATACAGTTCATTACCAATTATTTCTTTAAAAGTCATAATATTAAACCTCTTTAAATTTTATACCTAATTTATATAATAAACATCCCATCAAGAATAATTCTCTAGTATTATTACTAAATATGTCCATCAACATATAAATACCATTACCAATATATTTTGCATATTTTGAAAAATTACCTCATTCTTTCAGAAAGTATTTCACAAAATCTGTCAAAATTTTCTTTAAAATTTATTTTTTAATAGCTTTTCCATCTGTTTTTATTGACACTCAACATTTATTATACGTCAAAACAGAAACAAAGGTTACACTTTTGTTTCATTTTTCCATATATTTTTTCTCAATCTCAAATTGTAGTTTTACTAAACTATCTAAATCAGTATTCCCTTTTTTCTCTAAAACAAGATCATAAACAGATACAATCATATCTAAATCTTTTGGTTTAAAATTAAAACCAACAATATTGAGAGCAACCTTAATATATTTAATTTTTTCTTCTTTTGTCATTTTATTATTCTTTTTATTAAATTAAATGTTATAAATGGTATATAGAATATTAAATATAAGAACACTTTATCAATATTATTTCTTTTTTCCATTTCGTCTTTGTGTATATATAAATTAAATTTTTTCTTATTTGACAAAGATGAAACAAAATTTACTTTATAAAATTGATTTTTTATAATATCATATTCTTTATTATCATCAATATAATCAACAACCTCTATTAAAATATGATTATATTTTGAGTCGCTAATATCAACAACAACTAATTCGTTTTTTGATAAAAAATAATCAGGTCTATCATAAATAAAAAATACATCTGGCAAGTTATACAATTTGCCAATTTTAATATCTCTTTTATTGAACCAATTATTTTGTTTTTCTGTAAGAAGATTTTTCATTTTGAATATGGTTCTAAATTTTTATTAATATTATAAAAGGGAATGTATTTTAAATTACCTTTTTTTATTGAATGTAACCAATTATTTAATTTTTCATAATTAGAAAATTCTTTTTTATCGTAGGTACTATTATAACAACCACAACATACACATTCATTTCTATTACGATAACCTTTAATATCTAGGTTATTAGGTTTAAAATTAATATATTCCAAAAAATCTATATCATGATATTCTGGATTCCACTCTTTAAATAATTGATAAATAAAATAATGTCCAAAAATATTTACAGCATAATTATAATTACAATTTAAATATTTTTGTAAGTATTCAATAAATATGTTATATGGAATAGTTTTTAATTTTAAATCATCAATAATATCTTCAAAAACAGTATATATCGTATCATTGAAACCAATTGTTTTTTCATAAATATCATACCATTTGTTATTAATATCGCAATAATATGTTTTATTTCCTTTTAATAAAATACCTTTTCTTAATGTATTGAACTGACCTTTTATTTTTTTTTCTGTGATCAATTTATTATAATGAAGTCCAGCTAATACTAATACAACCGAATATTCATTATTAACAATATTATTATACCATAATTTTATATTTATATCCATTATTTATAACTCTAATTGTAATTTACTCAATTCAAAACAAATTTCTTGCCCAATAACTGTATTAACATACTGATTATTTGTTGAAATAACATCAACATTTCTATTTAATTCTTTTGAAAAGAATACTATATGTACCTCTGTTTTTGAATAATAACCAGTATTAGACACATATTTATCAACAACATTGCCACAATATCTATCTTTTTTTACATTTTGATCATAAATATAGTAACCACCATATATAAATAATGTTAATAATGTAAATAAGACAATATAAACAAAACCGAAAAACTCTTTAATATTTATCATACGTTTTTTATCTTTTTTTGTTACAAAAAAAACATCAAAAGATGGTTTTTTTATTTAATTTATAATTACAAAATTACCGTTTTCATTTTTTTTGAAAACAAATGTATCGTACTCAGTTAGAAAATATGTTAAACCATTTATTTCAACCAAGTCAATTATATCATTTGAATCCTCAACCATATTTTCAGTAATTTTCTTAATCACTTCATTGTATGAATATGATTTATCTTTTTTAAATAATTTTCCCATTTTTTTTTTGTTTTATTCTTTTACTTCTAAACTTTCAATTAAAGGAATTACATTTGAATAATCAGGTTTATTAACATTATATGAAAAATCATTAGTTTGCCAAATATTTTTCATAATATCACTTCCAAGATTTTTTTCTAAAAAGTTATAACTATGGTCATTATATATATTAAAACCACAAATTTCAGCTAAAACACCAATACAACAATGCTTATCATCTTTTTTTAAATCTGTTTTACCTTGAATATATTTACCAGACCTCAAAGCATCAAGCCATTTTTCTTTAATTTCTTGTGTAAATTTATCTATCATTTCCATTTTATTGATATTTAAAATTAATTAATTCAATTGATAATTTTTTTCTTAATTGAAAGATAATTGTTTTAACCGTATTAATTGGGATTGATAATTCTTCTGCAATAGAATCCATTTTATTATGTTCAACAAAAAACAAATTAAAAACTTTTTTATAGTTTTCATTTCTGAAATTACCGATAACCTTATGAATTTTATTCATAAGAAAATTAGCATCAATAAAATGATTATCAGACACACCAATAAGATCATGCATGTTAATACTATCATCAATAGGTTTATCAAGATATACTACTTTGTTTCCATTAATTCTTTTACTAGCATTCTTTTTTCTACCATAATCAATAATAATAGTATTTGCAATAGTATAAACAAACGATGATAATTTATGTTTACTAGGATCAAACTTATGAATATTCCTATATACTTTTAAAAGAATATCCTGTTTAATTTCTTCTTTTTCTTCAATCGTATATGAAAAACATCTAAATGCACTTGTACTTGCAAACTTATTAATTTCAGTATAATGTTTTTTTAACAGAATTGTATTAATAGAATGATCCATATTTTTTTGTTAAAGATCGTAATAAAAATGATTAACTAAGTTTTGTTCACGTTCACCCAATGATTCGAATGAAATTATTGTACCAAGATGTTTTAAATGATGTGGTGAAATAGTACCAACAACAGATACATTATTAGTTAAATATATTTGTGGTGAAAAACTAATAATTGTATGTTCTCTATTTACTAAGGCTTTCTTTCTAAAATCAACGGCAGTATATCTATCAAAAGTGTCACCACCGTTGTCAAAGATTTTAATATATTTAGGGATTAATTTTTTCATACAATATAAACGAATTTTGAATTATTAAGGTTACATATTTTCACCTCTTTTTACACCGAATTTTAACTCCAAAACAATTACTTTTAGATTTTGCTTGATTACTGTTTGTTGGTGCATATACTCTTTGTATTGCTCACAAATATCCTCTAATTCTTTTACACTATGTACACCCCTACCTTTATATGAAGGTTGCTCTACAATATTTCT